TGGACGTGCCCGCCGTCAGCGCCGCGACGGCCGAACTCGCGCCGGTCGTGCCCGAGACGAACTGGAATTGCGAGCCGTTCCATGTGCAGGTGACAGCGGCGAAGGCGCCGCCCAACGCCTGCACGGCGGTCTGAATAATTGCGGCCACACCGTTAAGGTTCGACGCGCCAGCGAAAGTCCCACAAGTCACGTTGGTCAAGGAACCGCCGTCGACCGCGATCTTGAATTCGCCGGCCGTGATCGAGGTCCAGTTGGATATGAGTTGCTGCGTCGCCGACAGCGCACCGCCGAGCAACAGCCCGGCCGTCGCGGTCTTCGCCCACCGTCCGATATTGAGCAGGCTCGGCGATGGTGTCTGCCCGAAGAACGGCGCAGCGGCGAGATACTCCGGCGCGGTCGTTCCGAAGTCGGTAGCAACTCCGGTCAGCGTCGTATAGGTGCGCACGCGCTGCTTCGTGTTGATCACGTTGCTGTCGCCGATGATCAGCATCGACGAGAGGTTCGGCGCTTGGGCCGCAGTCGGCGAAAGGTTGATCGTTACCGCGATCAGGTCTTGGACGGCGAGGGACATTCAGTCGCGCTCCTATGGGCCTGATAGTTCGACGGTGACGTCGGAATCGGTTGTGACCGAGCTGGCGATGCTCAAGACGTTCAGCACGGGGTATTGGCGGACGATCTGACGGCGAACATAGATCGGCAAATCGACGCGATAGAGCCAACGAACCTTGAGAAGCGACGGCACCGTCGTGAGATTGCCGACCCAGCCGATGTCGAAATTCTGCGCCTTCAGATATTCGCGGTTTTGCGAGATCGCCGCGCCCTGTTTCATCAACTCGGCGTAGAAGTCCGCGAGACCGTTTGTTCCGAGATCGTAGAACGAGGCGAGCAGAGTAAGTTCTTCATTTTGAATGATCTGGTCGAGCCCGTTGCCGTCGTTCTGACTGCCGTCGTGGCCGACGAACGGGAAGGCGTCGCCGTCTCTCTCCGCAATTCCGAACGATGCCCAAGCCGTCGCTGCGTCGGGAATGATCGGCGACTCGGCCTGCAACCGCGGGCGCACGAGCGTCCCATCGAGGCCGGTGATCCCCGCAAGCCATGCCTGGAGGAAATTGTTGAGCGCCAGACCCGTGAGAGGCGCTGGGCCGGTCGCGATCGGGGCGAGCGGGCCGCCCGTGCTGGAATCGTTCACGGGATCAACAGGACAGTCGATGCGCTCGGCGCGTTGGGGACATAATCGATAGCCACGCACTCCACCGTGACCATACCGGCTCCGTATTGCGAGAAGTCGTCAAGGGTCGCCACTTCAAAACTACCGCCCTTCCAAATAACGATGTCGGGCTGAAAGTTTTGGTTCGTCACGTCCTTTGACGGCCCGCGAAGCATGAACGTTGTCGTCACGCGAATGGCCGCAGCTCTCGTGCTGTATGCTTCCGCGCGCACGATAGAGTTGTCGCCGGTCGGCGTGATTTGTCCCACGGCCGGAAACTTGATTGACCCGATCGTGTTGACGCCGTTTTGGCCGACGACGTCAGGGCGCCGCACGACGATGAATGGTTCGCCCGCAACGACGACATCCAAAAGAGTTTCGGTGAGATCGATCTCAGGCATCCGGATCAACTCCCAATCTGCGGAGCGTATCCGAAATCTCGGCGATATCCCGCTTCAAACACGTCTTCGCCATCGCCATGATCTGCCCGAACTCGCGATCGTGAACGGCGATGAGCACGCTCGGATCGGTTTCGGTATCGACCTGCTCGCCGAAGAAAAACAGCCGCAACTGCGTCGCCGTTTCGTCGGTAATGCGCGTCAGGGCCGCGCGCAACTTGGCGAGTTCGTCGGCGTAATGTTTCGCGCGGTCGATGTCCTCAACGCGCATCAGGCGCCTCGATCCTTTTAGAGTGCGACTACGGTAACGATCAGTCCGACCAACGCCACGAAGCATCCGCCAAAGAACGGGATAGGCCCCAACGCGCCGCCGCCCGAGTTCACGACAAACGTGAGGCCCGCGGCCAACGCGCCGAGGACGATAAGAGCGAGACCAAAAGCTATTTTCATCATCCCGCCTTGCGACTTGAGCCCTTGCGCGGTCGATCTGACGCTAGTGCCCCCTACCGAGGGTATCAACCAGATCGTGAGCCGGCTCTTGTTCCGCCGGCGCGGGCTCGACGAGCTTTGGCGTGGGAGGCGGAGCGTTGGCTTCGATGCGATGGCGCGCACACGCGTCCGCGATGGCTTTGGAGATTGCAGCGCGGGCTACGGCGATAGCCTTCGTCGCCTGTCCGACCGTCGCCGAATTATGGCCGATCGGCTTTGGCATTCCCGATTGCTCGTTCCAAAAAGCGATTTCCTTGTGAGACGCGATCTTGGCCTCGCCGTCCGCAATGATGGCGGCGATTTCGTCGCGATGGCGATCGGCCATGGTCTTTTCTGAAACGGGCATGTCAGCCATGGTCATTTGCCTTTGATTTTGCGGATGACGAAGGAAATGGCGTTTCGAAGCTGGCCCGTATCAATCAGCGGCCACATTCCCGTCGCTGCCTCATGCTCATCCGACGCAATCGCACCCTTGCCGTAGATCGATGGGTCGAACTTGCCGATGCCCGTCCTGCGCAGTCGCGCGCGGATAGTCGCTGGCGCCAGCGGAACGAACGGGCCGTCGGCGATCTTGTTGCGCACCGCGGCTTGCGCAATGAGGCCGACTTCGGTCAGGCGGCGATCGACCGCAGCAGGATCTCCAGCGAACGCCGCGCGGCCGGCGCTTTCCAGTTTCTTGACGAGCCGATCGCGCGCGCTGTCGACGCCGGGTTGCAGGAACGGGCGCGCCGGGATGTTGGCCTCGGGAGCGCCGCGCTCGTGGATGTAAGCAAGTTCCGCGTTGTTGATCGGCGTCGGCGGCTGGCCAGGATCGGGTTGACGTCCGGCTTTTTCCGCAGGCACGCCGACCAGCACGCGACGGCTGGCAAGATCGCGGATCGCGGCGGAGATCGCGGCCGAATTGTTGGTGGAACGGATGGTGACGTTCATTTGCGGACTTTGACCAGATCGTTCACGGTCATCCCGATTACCCGCCAGCCGAAATGCTCCGCGAGCGCCACGTCCTCTAGCCGAATGAGGATATCGCCCTGCGACCTCGGCCCGAAGGTCGTGTTGATCGTCCCGTCGAAATTTATCGAGCCGAGACGAGGCTTCGGCGTGACGTGGTCGTAAAACGTCTGCATGTCGGCTTCTTGTGTCGGCGTCAGCGCGCCGCACTTGCCGAACATTCGATCCTCCATATTCATCCGAAATACCCCGGAAACGGCGTCGGCCCAGGCCATGCAGGTCCGTTCCAGGGCCCTCCAAACCATCCGCCGCCAAACCCGTAGCCGTACCCTCCGCCCACCGTAATCGGACCCATGCCGATCATCTTGACGAGCGCGAGGAAGCGGTTGCCGTAGGTGGTTTGGCCCCAATGCCCGGCGTCGAGTTCAAGTCCCGCCGCCGTGTTGTAACTCCGCGTCACGCCGTTCGCGCCATCCGACGCCACCGCGCCCTTCTGCACGCCGGGCGTCCCGCCGCGCGAGGCCGCCTTGTTCGCCTGATCCTCGAGCACGAGGTGATGCGCGACATAGAGGACCGCGCCCCAATCAATCGGCGCGGTGAGAGGGACGACTGACGTCGGCGCGGGCGAGCCCCAGCGATCGGTCGGGAGCATCATTGTGGCGATGCCCAGCCAAAACGAGACCGACTCGTCGGGGAAGGCGAGCGACGACGTGAAGGCCGGGAAGCATTGGCGGAAGCTGGCGGGGGTTACAGACAAGCGTATTCCCCGCCGAGATTTTCGCGCATCGTCAGCGGTTTTTCGCCAACCTTGACCGGACGACCGCCGCGACGAATTTCTCCGTTCGGCAGGATTTCGAGCGGCTCGTTATCCTCGCGCATGAGGATTTTCTCGAGTTCATCGATCGAGAGGCGCTCGGTCTTTTTCTGGCGAGGGCGGATCATTTCTTTGCCTGATCGGCCTTCTTCGCGTCATCCGCGGACCTCGCCTTCGCCGCGCCGGCGGCGTCTCGCGCATTCATGTCTCGCTGTACGGTCGCATCACGATCGTCGTCGGCCTTGGCGCGGGCGTCTTTCGGTTCACGGTCTCGATCAGCAGCTTGGTTCGCGCGATCCTGATCCACCTTGGCCTGATCGAACATCGGGCCGCCGGCGGGCATAGCGCCAACGACCGCCGTGTTGCCTTCGCCGGGCTTGTAATTTGCGTCGCTGAAAGGGTCGGCCCGGCCAGACGCATTCGGCGCTTCGCGATCTGCGGCTTTCGGCATGACGGTATCCTGCCGCGCCTTGATCATCCGTGCGACCATGTCGTCGCGGACTTCCGGCTTCAACCGATTCCATTGATCGATCGAAAGGCCGCTCGTCAGTTGCGCCGCAGAGATGAACTGCTGCGTCGGAATGCTTTCCTCGCCGATCTTGACGGTATCCGGCAGCGTGCTTCCGCCGAGCGCCGTAACGGTCTTCGGCGCGTTGTAGGTCGTCGCGCCGTTCGCCTTGACATAGGGATGCTCGGCAACGACGAAGCCCATCGATTTCACAGGAACGCTATTGATCCCGGCGTGAAATTTGACACGGCGATGGTTGTCGAGAGTGAGGACGAATGCGCGCGGAGACGTGACGAGAACGCGACTGTCGTCGTCGGCGATAAGCGCGTCGACTGGAACGTCGAGCGAGCCGGGCTGTCCGACGCGCTTGACAAAATCCGTCGTCGTCTTGTGCGCTTCGTCGAAGGCGCGCTTCTCTTCGGGATTGAGTTTGAGGGTTTCGGTATCGGCCATGGCGATTGTGTCTCCTGTTAGGACGGTGGCTTAATCTGTTAATAAGCCGTTATCTGAAAGATTAGATTCCGTCCTGATAGTCCACCGTCTCGGGGTACACGATTTCTAGCACGCCCAACTTGCAATAAGACGTGCGCTTGTGCCAGAGACCATCGTACTGGACCGGGGTTTGCTGCAACATCGTCATCGGATACCGCACCCGTTCCTTATCGTTGGTGTAAGTCACCATCCGATCGACGGTCCCGAGCGAGCCGATCGTCCCGCCGGCCCCGGCGCCGTTGCACCATTTTTGCGGCTTGATATCGAGCCGCCCGACGCCGGCCTCGACCAGCAGGTTGTTCTCGATCAGATACTTCAGGATCGAGATCGAACCGGCTTGCGAGATCAGTTGCGTCGAGAGATAGCCGTATTGCGAGGTCGGCAGCAGCATATCTTCTGGTATGACCGCATAGCCCGAATTCGCCCACGCCGTCACGATCGCGGTGTTGAAGTCGACCAGGATTTCCTGCGGGCTCTTCATCGTCCACTGCGAGAACCCGCTCGCCCCGTTCGGAACGTTGGTCACCGCCGTAACCGCATCGGACCCAGGCCGATTGTTCGAATTGACCAGCCCATAAAACGCGCGGCTGACGTCGCCGTAAAACACCATCTGGTCGATATCCATCTGGTGCTTCAGCTTGATCGCGTCGTATTTATGCTGATCGATCGGCCGGCCGACGCGCGCGGCGCTTTCCAGTTCGAAGATCGTGTAGGCCAACTCAAGGCCCCACGGCGTCAGCGGCTGCGTGATCTTGTCGATATCGACCGACACGCGCGGAATCGTCGTCGTGTTCTTGCCGATCCACGACATGCCGGACGTCGCCGTCTGGCCCGTGCCGAGGCCGCCGGGAGATCCGAATGTCGAGGTCGTGAACGACGAGACGTCGTCGGCGCCCGAGACGTCCTCGCGCAAGGTGATGTCGCGCGGCCACGTTACCGCTACCAGCGGCGCGTGCAGCGTCATGTCGAGACGTTCGAGCTCGCCGACGAGGAAGGCGCCGGTGCTGTCGACGGTCTTGCCGTCGTGCGTCGGATAGCGCTGGCCGAACGGGCGCCCGACCGCGTTGCCCTTCGTATCGGTCGTAAAGCTCGCCGACGTGTCGAAGGTGAGCATGTCGCCGGTCTTGCGCCGGCCCGCGAACCGGACGCGCTGATCGCGCAGCATCGCATTGCTGGGGATCAAGTAGTCGTTGCCGTCCGGCGAGCGCCACGGCTGAAACCCGGCCGGAATGTGCAGCTCGCCATGAGGGGCGCGCAACGCGGGGCCGTCGTTGAAAATCATCGGACGCATTGGGGTTCTCCTTGAGGCTGCGCGCCTAAGCTTTTGAAATTTTTAGATATTCAGACACAACTCGCCGTAGCTCAAGGCGTCGACGCCGCCGCTATACGTGCTCTTGGCGTCCACGGAGATCGTCGATCCGCCAGTCGCGGCGCTCTCAAATCCGCCTTGAATATGAACGCCGCTCGTGGCCGCAACCCAAACAAAAACGGC